ATAAGATGATTAACCGCGTGGATGCTACGCTGGATAGTCGTTATGTGCAAATGCCAACTGATTGGATGGAGACTGTGCGATTTAGCATTACCTCCGGCAATACATATAAAATTGAGTTGGTTTCGCGCGATGATATGCTTGAGTATCGTCAAAACACGGCTGATGTGTCTGGTAGGCCGCGTTTTTACGCAAACATTGGCGATACGATTGAAGTATTTCCAACGCCTGATGCTGAATACCAGATGCAGCTTCAGTATTACGCTAAGACGCCAGCTTTAAGTAATACAAACACTGCAAACTGGCTTTTGACTACTGCGCCTGATATTTACCTGTATGGCGCACTGGTTCAGTCTGCTCCTTACTTGAACGATGACGCTAGAATTCAAACATGGGCGGCGCTTTATCAATCTGTACTTGATTCACTGCAAAAAGCTTCTGATGACACTAGATTTGCGGGTTCTGGTCTTCGTATGCGCGTCACTAGCTATTAACTTAAAAGTGGTGTAAGTTGCCACCAGATATATCTGATCGGAGAGACTTGATGTCTTTAACAAATGCTTTTGAGACCAAAACGCTTGAATACTTGCTTACGACAACCACTGTAACCCGTCCAACGACTTGGTACATTGGTTTGTTTACATCTGACCCAACTGATACTGGCACTGCTGGTACAGAGGTGTCTGGTAGCGCATATGCCCGAACTGCTGTAACTTTCAGCGTAACTGCCGACGTTGCATCCAACACTGCTGGCGTTGAGTTCCCTGCCGCTACTGGCGGTAACTGGGGTACTATCGGATGGATTGGCATCATGGACGCGGCCACTAGCGGCAACATGATTATTCACTCTGCTTTGACAGTTGCCAAAGCTATCAATGATGGCGATGTGTTCCGTATTCCAACGGGTGACTTAGACATCACGGCCAGCTAATGGCTTTACGCTCAACATACGGCTCTGGGGTTTTTACCTCTGGGCTGTACGGAGAGCCGGAGACGACGCAGGGCGCAGCTTCTGCGTCCATTGGCGTTTCTGCTACAGCCTTTGCCGTCACTGTCGTGTCGGCGGCGGCTTCTGCGTCCATAGGCATTGTTGCGTCTGAGCCAACGGCTATTAGAGTTGCGGATGCGGCGGCAAACATAAGTCTAGGCGGCATCGCGTCGGTGTCTGCAATTAAGTATGAAGTGATACCGGGCTTCCGTCCCGGCTACGGACTTAACACTTACGGCTCGTATCTTTACGGAAAAAATATTAGCATTGAAGACGCCAGCGCGTCGGCAACTATTGCCGTGAGCGCCACCGCATCTGCGCAAGTTACGCGAAATGTTGCGGCGTCTCCTATTATTAGCGTTGTTGCAGTATCCAATGCGGTTATTGATACAGTTGGCGCGGCAACCCCTACTGTTTCCATATCAACGGATATAGTGTATAACCGCGTTAGATTAATGGCGGCGTCAGATCAGTTTGGCTTTACAGCAAGCGTTTCTGCGCGATATAAGTGGCTTGAGGCGTCTAGTCCGACTACAAGCTGGACCGAGGCAGATTACTTAGAGAGGGCCGCGTAATGGCTGATGGAACTACACCAAACCAAGGTTTTACCTTACCAGAAGTCGGCGCAAGCGAGGACACTTGGGGTACAAAAATCAATGATAACTGGACCGAAACGGATACTCTCCTTGGGGCTGTAAGCGCCACTGAGATTGCAATCCTTGACGGTGCTACGGTCACGACGGCTCAGTTAAATTACGTTGTAGGCGTGACTTCTGCCATCCAGACGCAAATCAACACAAAGATTACGGCTGACGTAACAGGCGAGTTTATAGCTGATAGCTACAACGAAACATACGCCGCTGTCACATCAACAAGCAACGCTACCACAGTAAACTGTGAGACCGGCAACACGTTCAGCCACACACTGACAGAGAACACCACATTTACATTCAGCAATCCACCCGCGAGCGGCACGGCTTACGCTATGTCCATAGAGATTATCCAAGATGCCTCTGCGTCTGGCTTTACAGTAACATGGCCTACGTCTGTTGATTGGCCCGCTGCTACTGCTCCTACCCTGACAGCCACGGCATCTGCCAAGGATGTGTTTGTGTTCACTTCTCGGGACGGTGGGACTACATGGTACGGGTTCACAGCTGGTCAGGCTCTGGCATAAGGAGCTTAAATAATGGCTACTAAAAAGAAAATGCTCCAAGCCGCTGCTGGTAATGCTGGCGGTGCTGGCCTAGATATTACAGATGTGTTCAGCACTTATTTGTATCTTGCTGACGGCACAGATAGGACAATTAACAACGGCGTAAATCTTACAGATGAGGGTGGTTTAACTTGGATTAAAAGCCGAAATAATGTCTCCACGTCAGACCACCTTTTATTTGATACAGAAAGAGGCGATAATTTTAAACTATCTAGCAACCTGACAGCAGGGAGCCAAGACCAAGGCGCTGGAACTTGGTCCCCTACAACTTCAGGATTTACAGTTTTAAATGGTCACCCACCCAACTATAACACTGACAACTACGCCTCGTGGACATTCCGCAAGGCCCCTAAGTTCTTCGATGTGGTGACGTATACTGGGGATAGTGTTGCTGGTCGTACTGTAAGTCATAACCTTGGTAGTGTTCCCGGTATGATTATAGTAAAGGCCACTAGCAAAGCCACTAATTGGAACGTCTACCACAGGTCTCTTACAGCAGCAGATCACATCTTTCTGAACCTAAGTAATGCTAAAGCTACAGCCACTAATAAGTGGAATGATACAGAGCCAACAGATAGTGTATTTACAGTAGGCACACACGGAGACGTTAATACGTCAGGCTCAACATACGTTGCCTACCTCTTCGCCCACAACGACAGTGGTGACGGTGAGTTCGGCCCTGATGGTGACCAAGATATTATCAAGTGTGGTAGTTATACTGGTAATGGTTCCACCAATGGCCCTGAGATTGACTTAGGGTTTGAGCCTCAGTGGCTGATGGTAAAGAATGCTACCGCAAGTTCCAACTGGATGATTATAGACCAAATGCGAGGTTTTGTTAGTGGGGGAGACGATGCAACATTAGCTGCTGATAGCTCTGCTGCTGAGAATGCAGTTATTGGTGCTGTGCCAGCTGCCAGCCCTTTGCCTACTGGGTTTAAGCTAACTGGTGCTGTAACTGCGTCTAACGCCTCTGGAGCAACCCACATCTACATGGCAATCCGCCGTGGACAACTTGCTCCACCAGAGGCTGGGACTGAGGTGTTTCACGCATTGACACGGTCTGGGAACAATACCGCTACAGAAGTTACGGGGGTTGGGTTTCCTGTAGACCTACTTATAGCTAACTCACGCACAGGCGGATACTATCCCGGCTGGACATATGACAGGCTGCGTGGTGAACCTTACCTTCTTACACCGTCCACCGGCGCGGAAGTTGCGGGTGCAAGCACCTCCGTAACACTTGCTGGTTACATGGATGGGTATCTCCTACCCACCAGCAATCCGAATAGGTCTGTCTCTTCGGGCTACTTTGATTATGCGTGGAAACGTGCGCCTTCCTTCTTCGATGTTGTGGCTTACACGGGGACGGGAAGCCCCTTGACCTTAAATCATAACCTTGGCGTGGCCCCTGAACTTGTTTTATATAAGTCTAGAAGCACTGCTGAATATTGGTTTGTGCAGTCCAGTGAATTAACTTCCGTAACTGATAGCTATGTGTTCGTAAACTACGATAATGCTGAAAGCTCTGCTATTGGAACAATATGGAGAACTCCAGATGCGACTACCTTTGGGATTGACTATACGGGCAACTTAACGGGCTGTAATACTTCTGGCGCAACCTACATAGCCTACCTCTTCGCAACCTTAGCTGGTGTATCCAAGGTCGGCAGCTACACAGGCAATGGCTCAAGCCAAACCATCAACGCTGGCTTCACTTCGGGTGCTAGGTTTATCCTCATCAAGCGTACAGACAGCACAGGCGACTGGTATGTTTGGGACACAGCCCGTGGTATTGTCGCTGGTAATGACCCACACATGAGCCTTAACACTACGGCAGATGAAGTGTCTGACGATAGCATTGACCCAGATAGCAGTGGCTTCATTGTTAATCAGATAGCAGCCACAAACATCAACGTATCTAGTGCAACCTACATTTACTATGCGGTGGCATAATCAAACTCATATGAAAGGATCAATCTAATGAGCGAATACAGA